CATCCCAGGAAGAACTGGAAGATTACTTAGACAGCGTCGAAGATATCGAGGCGCTGTTTGATGAGGTTCTAGGAGAACTAAAAAATCAGAATGCTACCAGGAAAAAGACGCTCGCACTGGTAGCGGATCTGGAAGAACGGGCGAAGGCGGAAGCGACACTGAAAAAAACCCAAAAGATTTTGAAGAGCAGTACGAAGAAATGATCCTTGCGGCCATGCGCAGGTTTGAAATGACGGATCTGGATGAGATAGACAGAATGACGTACCGGGAATTTCGACTGAGAATGAAAGCTTATGAGCTTAAGAGGCTGGATGGGGAGTATTATATAGCACTTTTGGCCTGGCAAATCCGGGAAATTAACGCAAAGAAAAAGAGCGGAAAGAACAAGCTTCGGTATGTGTATGATTCCTTCCGGAAATTTTTCGATTATGCGGAGCAGGAGGAAAAAATCCTGGGCATTACAGAGCAGGAAGTCCGTCAAAAAACAACCATAGACCGATATAAGGATTATATGAGGGCAAGACAATGGCAGGATACGACGTAACAGCTATATTAAGCGTAAAGGACAAAAACTTTTCTTCGCAGATGAGAGCGGCAATTGGGCAGCTTGAGGACATGGATAAAGCGACAGGAAATTCTTCTACATCTGTGGCTCAAATGGGCGCAGCGTTTGGCGCGGCATCAAAGGTTATTGAAGCCGCAATGTCGACCGTAAAAAATTGTGTAGGTGACGCGATTAAGCGTTTCGATACACTGAAACAGTTCCCGAAAGTAATGGAACAGCTGGGCTTTGATGCGGAAGATGCCAGTGAGGCGACAGAAAAATTATCAAAGGGAATACAAGGGCTGCCCACGTCACTGTCAGAGATTACGGCCAATACCCAGAGCCTTGCATTGCTTACAGGGAATCTGAATGAGGCGACAAAGCTTTCTATAGCGTTGAATGATGCATTTTTAGCCTCTGGGGCATCATCCGCAGATGCTGCGAGAGGGCTTACCCAGTATACGCAAATGTTGTCTGCAGGAAAAGTAGATATGCAGTCTTGGAAAACCCTGCTCGAAACGATGGGCGTAGCTTTGAATGATGTAGCCGCAGAATTTGGCTATACAGGAAGCAGTGCAAAAAACGACCTTTATAATGCCCTGAAGGATGGGGACATCACATTTGATGAGTTTAATCAGTGTCTCATTAATCTTGATAAAGGGTTGTCAACTGCAAATGATAGCTTTGTATCATTTGCAGACAGGGCGCTTACATCTTCAGAAGGTATCGCAACATCCCTGCAGAACATAAGAACAGCGGTAGTTACGGGACTTGCCAATATGGTTACGTCGATTGATGATGCAATGCAGGAGGCTGATCTCGGTTCCATAGCCTCTAACTTGAACGGGCTAAAGGGGATCGTTTCAGGGCTATTTAGTACAATTAGCAGCGTTCTGTCCAGCATTGTGTCTACAGTGGCCCCAGTGTTTAAAAATCTGTCCGAGAACATGGATTTGGTGACGGTTTCTGTAGGAGCTTTAGTGGCACAATTTGTAGCCTTGAAGGTCATTGATACAGCAAAGAGAAAGGCAAATGATTTCCGGACTGCCACAAAAAACTCATACGAGACCATTAAAAAATACAATTCTGTCTTAGAGCAATATGGCTCCAAGCAGAAGGCAGCTGCGGCAGCCGAAGAAGCTACCACTAAAGCAAAGGAGCTGGCTCAAAAAGCGGCTAAAGCACAAGAGGCAGCAGAAAAAGCAGCGCTGACCGCAAAGCAGAAATATGTGGATGCTACAAGTCTGGAAAATTACGCCATAGAGTCTGGTGTATCTGTACAGAGAGCAAAGGAAATAGCAATGGAGGCCAGCACCGAAGCTACAGAAGCCCAGATCACTGCCGAGCAGAAGAAAATCGATGCAGAGAGAATGAACGCACAGGCTACCCAGGCGGCTGCGACTGCAGAGCAGACCCAGGCAGCTGCGCAAACCTTAAGCAATACGCAAATCAGCTTAAAAACGGCGTTGCTCGGTGTGTTATCCGGGCAGACATCCATTGCTACAGCTGCGCAGCAAGCTTTCAATGCAGCTCTCAGTGCAAACCCTATAGGATTTGTCATAACTGCGGTGACAACGCTGATTTCTGTATTCAGCGGCCTGGCCGCAATTGTCGGGTCTACTAAAACGGAAGCAGATGAATATGCAGAGAGCCAGGAAAGCCTGCGGGAAGAACTGGAAAAGGCCCATGAAGCTTGGGAAGAATCAACAGAAGACCACGAGAACAACATCGCAGTATCCAAAGAAAGCGCGGAAACTGCCAATGGTCTGATTGGAGAGATCTTCCAACTGCAGGAAGCGATTAAGAAAGAAACAGATGCAGGAAATGACTGCTCGGAAATGAAATCGGAGCTGGAATCGAAGCTCAGTCAGTTAAACAGCGCATTGGGCGACACTGCTTACGAATACGACAAAAACACAAACGCGCTTTCTGCCAGCAAAAGAGAAATGAAAGCCTATGTTGGGCAGGCACAGAAGAACACAGAAGTGAATGAGTTGCTGGCAGAGCAGTCGGAGGCATATGAGCGGTTAACAGATGCCAGCGCAAAAGTTGCGGCGGCTAAAGGCGAATTGGATGCTGCGACCCAAGCTGCTTCCGATGCCGAAGCAGAGTATATGGAGATAGCCCAAAAAAGCACAACGACACAGGCAGAACTTGAGCAGGCGTGGATGAACAAGGAGACAGCGCTTGATGAGGCTACTAAAAAAGAAAAAGCGGCTCAGGAAACTATGGATGAATGGGGGCCAAAGGTTGAGCAGTACCGGACAGCGTGGGTAGAAACTTCCGGCGAAGTTACTACTGCCCAGGAGGAGCTCAGGACATCAGAGGAAGAATATAACGCGGTCCTGGAAGAAACGGCAAATGATTACAGCTTATTAGAAACGGCTGCTCTACAGGCGGTGGCGGCACAGTATCAGGCGAATCAGGAGATGATTGCCAACAGCACGATGGCTTATGAACAGTTATCAGAGTCTAATCAGGCACTAGTTGACAACCTGCAATCTATGTGGGATGGGTATTATGAGTCTGCTTCGAACTTGTGGGAAGTCTTGAAGGATGAGGAAACCCTGAGCATAGATGAGATGATTGCTAATCTACAGAAAAATCAGGAAACTGTCAACCAGATGGGCGAGAATATGGGTACTCTGCGAGACAGATTTGCTGCGCTTGGGCTGGATACGGCCGTCCTCGACCAATTTGATAACATGGGAATTGAGGCGTCGTCTGATGTTGCAGCACTGGTACAGGCTTCTGACACGCAGCTGCAAGGACTAGCAGAGGCATTTGGAAACGCAGGTACGGAATCAACGAATGCGCTATATACTAGCCTTGGAACAGCAGCATCAAGCAATATTCCCGATGCCATCAAAAACATGGTAGACACTACGCATCAGGGGCTAGCCGAACAGATCGCGGCAGCTGACTGGGCTGAGCTGGGTGAAGCGGAAATTGAAGGTATTGTCGAGGGCGTTGAAGGCATGACAGAAGATGCGGTAGACGCAGCAAAAAAAGCCGCAACAGAAGGATATAAAGGCTATCAATCTGAAATACAAAGTGGATCTCCATCAAAAGTCTATGCTGGGTATGGCGAAGATCAGATGACGGGTCTGATTCAGGGAATTGACAAATTAAAAGGGCAAGTGACATCCCTCATGATATCCATCGCCAGCCAGATACAGGCCCCTTTTATAAAACTGAAGGCTGTTTTCCGGAATTACGGTATTTATGCGATGCAGGGCTTTATTGACGGCATGAACAGTAGGAGCTCCACGGTGATGGCCACGGCAAGCAGTATTGCCAGTGCTGCAGCCAATACCATTAGCAATGCGCTTCAGATCGGATCCCCGTCCAAGCTGCTGTATAAATATGGTGCCTGGGCAGGCGAGGGTTTAGAAAATGGTATGGAATCCAGGGAAAAAGGTATCAAAAAGATTGCACGCAGGATTTCTGATACTATGGCATCTATTTTTATCCCTAAAATGACAGATTGTTCCTACCGTGGGGAACTGGCCATGTCTGGAGGAATCACATACAGCATGGACGGCCTGAGTGAGGAGATGGGGGAACTGATAGACGCCATAAACTGTCGGCCGATTGTGTTACAGACCGGGCTGAATGTTGATGGTCGGGAATTTGCCAAAGGCACCACGGTATATATTACACGTGAGCAGGAATCACAGGCGCAAATTAATAAGTATACGAGAGGTGTGAAATGAGCGCATATACTTTTGTAGACATTACGGAAGCATCTCCGACGCCGGCACTCCCATCTGAAGCAGTTTGGTTCGATGGCATTTGTCTGGACCTGGAGGTCTCCGGTTTCAGAACACTAGGTGTTCAGGGGCGTGAAATAGCAGAAAAGGAGATTGATACCTACGATACAGGCAATGATGCCGGAGAGGCGTTCCGGAGAGCTTATTACAAAGTCCGAACGATTACCGTTACCTATCAGATCCTTGCGGATACCAATGAGCAGTTTCGGGAAAGCAATAATCAGTTGAATCGATTTCTGCGGGCAGAACAGGCGCGGCTGATATTTAACGATGAACCGGACAAGTATTTTATCGCAACGAAGGCGTCTAATAATGAAGTAGATGCCGGACGAAACAGTGTTATTGGGAATATAGAGTTTTTATGTTCTGACCCGCGTAAATACTCTGTAGTTGAAAAAGTGTTTAAAGCTTCCCAAGTCAGCGGAATCCTTAAGACAAGAATATATAATTCGGGATCACTGCCGGTTCCCATCAGCTATAAAATCACGCACAGCCATGACAACGGTTATATCGGTATTGTATCAGAGCACGGAGCGATTCAATTAGGTAAAATGCAGGAAGCAGATGGGGAAACCTATCAGCAGAACGAGAATTTGCTGTCTATTCAGGCATTTCTGGATGCGCCGGATGACCACGGAATAAATTATATGCACCCAGACCATAAAATGGGCGGAACGCTTACAGAAGTTACTGGAGAAAATTATCAGCATTTAGTGATTGGCAGCATGGGAATGGAACAGGCGGGTAAATGGTGCGGAGGGATGCGGACCATCTCTCTGATGGCAGATTCGGAAGGAGTTATTGGTGCTAAAAATTTTTGGTGCTATATGAACTGGTGGTTCCATGCAGGAAAAATGGGCCAGACAGCGGAGCAGTCTATTGCTTTCCTGACTGCGGATAACAGAGTCATTTGCGGATACAGTCTTTACAAGACTGATATGTCCGGGAATACAGCGGCCCTGGAGTTTTGGCTGAATGGGAAAATTGTTGCCACAAAAAACTTCGTTGCCAGTCATCTGGACAGCGAGAATCCGTTTAATGAGCCACGAGGGCATCAGGACATCCGCAAAGAAGGGGAGAAGGTGACTTTTTATTGGTTTGGCTCCTATATCCCTTATGTGGATTCCGCCGTAAAAGATATGGTTTGCACAAAAATCCAGGTGGCGTTTACCCAGTATTCTGGACGGAATCTGGGAGATCAATACGTCACAAGGAATTATTTACGTGTACTGTCCTTCCAGAAAATGAATGTGGAAAAATGGCGAGATGTCCCGAACCGATACGCTGCTGGAGATGTTGTTACGATTGATGGCGAAACAACGAAGGTTTACCGGAATGGAATGAATATTACCGGGGACGAGATCACGGGAAGCTGCTATTTTCTGGCCCCGCCTGGAAGCACAGAGGTAGAATTTTATTTCTCTGATTTCTGTGATCCGCCACCGGTTATCGAAGCATCTATACGGGAGGCATATTTGTGAAAAGAGTCAGAATTGCTGTGCTGGATAGCCATGATAACGCGCTGGCCTATCTGGATAACTTTGCGCCTGGAGCGCTGCATTATTACGATGATGAGCTTCATCTGTATTTGAAGGGTGCGACTTATACGTACTCTTTTACCTGCAGCTCCAGGCACGAAGACAGTCAGTATATTGTGGAAGGTAACAAACTGTCTTTTTTGGAGGATGGCCATGGATATTATCTGAATATAATGCACGTTGAAAAGGATGAATATGAAATTACGGCAAAATGCTACGGGACGGTCTTTGAGCTATTGAATGAAGAAGTCGGAGCTTATGCCGCGGCGTCCGCAATGACCTTTGTGCAGTATTTAAATGTATTTGATCCCGAAGGGACCGTATCAATAGGAATCAATGAAGTGGCCGACAAGTCCATAACAAATGAATGGACCGGAACAGAAACGGTACTTGCGCGGCTGTATTCCCTCGCAACGGTATTTAGTGCGGAAATCGAATTTGTCACTGTATTGAATGACGATTATTCCTTGAAGCAGATCGTTGCGAATGTTTATCGGGAACACTCCGATGAATATCAGGGCATCGGACAGAATCGGACAGATTTTACTTTGCGATATGGAAGAGAAATTGAAGGAATCCGGAAGACATCCGATGTTACGAATTTATATACGGCAATCCGGCCAACAGGTACAGATGGACTGCGTATCACAGATCTGAATAAAATCGAATATGACGAGTCAGGGGCTGTGGAATATCGGAGTTCGGCCGGGGACGATGCTATTCGAGCGGTGCAGGCGAGAGAGCGTTACCCCTCGAATCTCACTCGAAAAGAAGATGGTTATATCATGCGAGTATGGTCTTATGATACGGATAATGTCAATGTACTTTATGGACAGGCGCTGGCGCAATTAAAAAAGCTGTGCCAGCCGGAAATCAGCTATGAAGTATCAGGTAACGTGGATGCCGACATTGGGGATACCGTCAGGGTTGTCGATCAAGAATATAGCCCTGCGCTTTATTTATCAGCAAGAATCACAGAGCTGGTGCGCAGTTTCACGGATCCGTCGAAAGAAAAAGCAGTTTTCGATAATACAACAGAACTGCAGCCGGAGATTGACCAGGGGCTGCTGAATCGCATGGAAGAAATGGTTCAGGCGAATTTGAGCTATAGCGCCTATATTAACAGCAGCAGCGGCCTAGTGTTTAAGAACGGCGCTGGGAGTACGAATCTGATTGCCTATGTTGCAAGAGGACGCGAAGATGTCACTGCTGATGTGGATCTTATGTGGTTTAAAGATGGATCGCAGCAAGGGACTGGGCAGATGCTTACAGTTGAAGCCGCTGATATAGAGGGAACGGCAATCTATCTTTTACGGGCATCCAATAAGAATGGAGATACCGTAGCCTCTGCGCAGGCGACCATTACGAATGTGGAAGACGGTGAAAAAGGAGAAACAGGGCCTGCCGGACAGACGCCACAGATGATGATCAATGCGGATGGTCATTTGATTGCAATTTACGACGATTGAAAGGAGGGGCATATGGCGACAACAGTTGACTTAGGAAAAGTAGTAGGACCGGCAGGCCCACAAGGAGAACAGGGCCCACAGGGTATCCAGGGCATCCAGGGAGTAAAGGGTGACCCCGGGGAGCCGTTTAAGATTGCAAAAATCTATACCAGTGTAGCGGCAATGAACGATGGATACACTACGGACGGCGTATCCATCGGCGGGCTTTTTATGATCAAAACCAGCGGCGGGGGGGGAGAGGGCGAC